CGGTCAGCAGTTGACACCTGACCACCCAGAGCCTCGACCCACTGCTTGGTGAATTGAGTCAACTGCTCAGAGATTGGCGCAGATGTAACGCCCCTTCCCTCTTCTGCTGCTGTACCGAGGAACAAGCCGCTGCCTTGACCTTTTTCATCAAAGCCGCCGAACGGGTTGTTGGAGTAATTAACGCTTAAGCCAGCAGCCTTTGCAATTTCGGTCAGTGAAGAGTCGTATTTTCTAAAAACATCAATCACCTCATTTGCCGCAGATTGATCCTCGCGCCTTGCAAAGCCGATTGGCGCAAAGCCAGAAGCAAACGCCTCAACGGCAAACTTCCGGTCAGCAGATGCGCCTGGTGCATCATGGATCAACAGACCAGCGTTGCTAGAGGTTGTTGGCTTTTTAGCAAGAGCAGCAGCCGCAGCAGCAGCAAGTGCAGCAGCAGCCAGTAAAGGGTTAGCCATGATGAATGCGGTTGCGGCAGATGCGCCACCAGAGATTGCAGAGCCGACAGCTTTAACTCCACCGGCAATTGACCCAGCAATTCCGCTACCAGCAGCAGCCGCAGCCGTTGGTGGTCCAGCCAAAGCAGAGCCAGCACCTACCGCTGTCCCAGTTGCACCAGCAACAAATTGCCCAGCCGCAGCTCCAGCAGTGCCGCCAGTAACAGCCTTTGCAGCAGCGTTAGCAACAGCATTAGATGCAATACTAGCAACAGTTCCACCAGCAGAGCCGCCGCCAGTGCCGCCAGTGCCAAGCCCGATAAAGTTCATTAGCTTTGACGCAGCCCACTCGGCAAGCATCCGTTGAATCATAGTGCTGAATGCTCTTGCGATATTATCAAAAGCATTTTTGCCGTTATTGAATATGTCGATAAAACTTGTGGTCAGGTATTCATGGGTTCTGGCAATTGCTTCTTCTTGCTTTCTTTGAGATTCTATTTCTGCCGCTGCTCGTTGTTCTGAGCCTCGTGTCGATACCTTAGTCCATGCGTCAACTGCTTCTTGGTTGCTTGTTACTGCTTTTTGCACACCCATCATTTGCCATTCTGTTTTAGCCAGAACAGGGATAAAATCGCTGTAAGACATACGAACAACAGAAAGTGAATTTATTAATTCATTAGACGCGGTAGTCAAAGCACCTGTTGAACGAGTACCGTGATCAAGCTCAACTGCTGATCTTCTTAATGCCTCTATTTCCTCATCTGTTCTTCTAGTAACAGCAGATGTTGCTGCATCAAGCTGAGTCATTGCAGTTGTTGCTTGCTTTATTGGTCCAACAAATAAAGATGTTCCTTCCGTGCCTTTTGCAACCTTGATGTTGTATTCGTCTTGTGTGCGATTCAGATTAAAAAGTTGTGATTCTAGTCTTCTAAGCTCATCTTTTAACGCTTGAGAATCACGCGAGTTCTGTCCAAACATAAAGCTCGTATTATCAAGCTCCATTGTAGTTTCTTTTATCGCATTTGTTACAACATCAATCTGTGCTTGTAACGAGCCGCCAGCGTTACGCAAATTATTTAATTGTTTTTCTGCCACGCCGATTGTTGAAGTGAAAAAACCAACAGCCTCAGTATTGCGATTCCACATCATATACATTGCTGCCCCTGTTATAAGTAAGGCTCCTATTGGTCCTCCAATTAAGGTCAGGGCAGCGTTAGCGGCAGTTGTAGCAATTACCATCGCGTTTTGAGCAACTGTAGTTTTTACTACGTTTGCTTGCATAACCATTAAGGCAGCATTATATGTTGTCGTAGTGACTGTTTTGGCAGACATTGCCGCCATTGCAGTGGTTAGACTACCTGCAAAAGAAACAGCAAAAGCTGATGTCAGTTTTGCGCCAACCAAAATAGCCATCACTTCTGCTACAGTTTTTAACGTATTAAGGTTTTCTGTTAAAAAATTAACTCCACTTGTCGAAACTTGGACCATTGACCTGCCCAAGCCATTAATAGAATTATTCATAGCCTCAATCTGCAAACCTTCCATTGCAGATTTTAAGCCAAGCAAATCACCAGAGAATGTGTCCATTCTGGTCGCCGCTTGCTCATAAGCAGTTGATGTGCCGCGCAGCGTTACATTTAAATCCGTTACAACGTCTTTTTGAGCAATCAATGATGTTGCGGCAGTAAATGCCTCTTGCCCAAACAAGTCCATTAACTCAGTGTTATTAAGGCTCCGCGAGGCAAGCTCTTGTAATGACTTATCAAGTCCGACAATTGAAGGCTGTAGGGTTTGATCTGCGGTTGATTCTAATCGCAGCAGTACCTGCCTAAGAGCCGTTCCCGCGTCTGCACCTTCCCTGCCTGATGCCGCCAAAGCCTGAATGCCTGCAACGGTCTCTTCAAAATCCAATCCAAGCGAGTTCGCAGCAGAGCCTGCATTTCGCATGGCCTCAGTAACAGAGCCAACTTCCGCAGTGCCGAGCTGTGCAGATGCAGCAAGTACGTTAATGACTCTGCTGGCATCTGACGCTGGAAGCTGGAATTGATTTAAAGCCGATCCTAAGGCTGATGCGGCAGCAGGCAAACTTTCTCCTGTTGCCTCGGCAAGTGCTACCGCCTCTTTAGTGACAGCGGCTAATGACTGGGCAGATGTCAACAGGTCTGGTTTTGCGGATGCAATAAGTTTAAATGCCGTTGCCGCTTCAGATGCAGACAGGGATGTTGTCCTGCCGATTAATGCGGCTTGCTGCGAATAATACTCTAGGTCTTTGCCAGTTGCGCCAGTGATAGCAGAAAGGTCTGCAATAGCTTGCTGGAAGTTTGCTGTCGTGCGAATAGCTGATGTTGCTGCACCTACCGCGCCATAAGCAACAGCAAGTGCTGCGATCTGTTTGCCAAGTGCTACGGCGCTAGTTTGCGTTTTATCAAGCGACTTTTCTGTGTTTTTACCAGACTCAGCCAATCCGTCTAAAGATTTGCTGCCCCTGTCAACTTCAGAGCTATCAACCTTAATTCGTAACGTAACGTCAGTCACTTGATGCCTCCATATAAACAGCGTCAATCTGTTTCAGAGCAATGCGCTCCCATAGCTCCAATTCTACAGCATAAAACCAGCAAAAATCCTGTACATCTTGTGCTGTGATTGGTCGCCGTGACTTCCTGTCAATGCCTTGACGAATTAAGCAATAGTAGCCCCAAAGGTAGCCAGTCATGTCAGGCTCTGGCACTGCTTCTGCTAACTCGTCAGGCGTTTCTCCGGTTTGTCGCCGCAGGCTTTCTAAATGCACCCGCAGCGATTGCCCGTCATCTTGTGGCGTTGATAGATCAATTTCGGATTTAGCGTAGCTTGCAAGCCCTTGGATCAGGCCTTCATAAAATTTGCGTTGCTGTGTATTGCCGAATCAATCTGCTCTTTAACCCACGGTAGCGACTTTGATGTATATAAATCAATCGCTGCATCCACACTGTACGGATGATCCGCGCCGTGAAAGTTAATCGTTGGCTTGTCATCAGTGCGCCAGCTAATCGTGCAAAGTGACAGCAGCCGCACACCTTTCTCAGTAGCCTCGACCAAAGGCTCAACCTTTTTCTTTTTAGCTGCTGCGCCTTTAATAGCCTGAGATGATATTTCTCTGACTGCTGACTGGTAGGTTTCTGAATAGCGTCCAACAACGGTAACAAAAATGCCCAGTTCATCGCTTGTCACAGGATGACGTAATTCGATTTCAACGCCCTCATTAGATCGAGTGCCTACATCAAATTCGTCAAGTGACAAAAGTTTTTTGCTCATTGGTATATCCTCGCGGGTTGGTTTAATGCCCTTACCGCCCCACCGCTAGTCCGCGAGGACTAGTTGGCAGGGCGGCAGGTACTCGGTTAAGCAGCAGCACTGTCTTGGATTGTGATGGTAGTTTCGTCAAAAGCCAGAGCAGCACCGCCGTCTACATTTAGACGCGCACTAAATGGATAAGTACGCATAATTGCATCGCCATCGTCTGGTGAGTCACCAGTGATTCGGATTTTGGGGATTGAGAAGCCCATAAAGTCAGCAGCGTCAGTCTCATCAGCAGCAGCGGCAACGATCAAGCTGATTTCAGTCTCTGCATCGTACAAAGCCGACAGGGTCTGATCTCGCAGCATTGCCATAAACTGGCCAGTGACTACGATCTGATTACGGAACACATCACCAGACTCGTTGCTACCGATTTCTGCGCCTGTTGGTGCTGCACCATTGGCAATTTGTATATTCACAGCAGTCACAGGTATTGCAGTGCCGTTGATGAATATACGACCGTTAATTGATGCAATGATGCCGGTCTGCGTTTCAGCAGTTGGGCTAGTCATTACCTGTGAGCCAGACAATGCTCTTTTCAGGCCAGCCAGTGTTGCTGACATTGTTGCGTTGCCGCTTGCAGGCAGATCAAAGGTTAAGCCCGAAACGATCATGTCGCTAAACAGATCAGAGTCGGTCAGGTCTGAGTAATATTCCTCGACCTGCAAATAGTCCTTTGTGTGACCAGTCAATGGCGGTTTTGCTTTCTTGCCTGGCAGTGTGAAGGTAACAGAGTCGCCTGCTGTTGCACTGACAATCGCATCGCCGTTCAGGAACACACCAGTCATCACGGTTGCAGTCAATCCAGTAATCAGGAAGTTCTTGGCATTGTTTGCTGCGGCAGTTGATGTAAAGCCTGTCCATCTACCCACATCACCGATCTTTAAACCGGCAGTCAGAAAGCCACCAGAGGCATCAGTAAACGTACCAGCAGAAGCAGGAGTCACATCTGTACCAGCAGCATAAGGAGTTGTGGCCGCGAATGCTGATTCAAGCATTGCTTCAACAAGTATCTGGTAGGTTGATGATGAAAGCTCGCCAGTGATAGTGCCTGATGCTGATTTTAGGCCATAGTTTTGACCGCTTGACTGGTGGTCAGAACGAATTTCGTTGCTGCCGTACATGTCACGGGTTGCGTTGAATATACTGGACGTTCTTCGCAGAACCTGACCAGTTGCAGAGCCAGGTACGCCAAGCCCTGTTTGTTTGCGGATGGTGGTGCGTTTAGCAATCTTCTGAGCAATGGCCATGATGGCTTACCTCACGTTGGAATAAATGATCTGAATCTGATTTTCACCAGCACAGTATAACGGTTCTCTTCGATGCCGGTTGTTTCTATCTCCGGCGTTTCGGTGATGTTTACAGTGACCC